AACTTGGTGCCCCATGACAGAATCGAACTGCCGTAACCTGATTACAAAACAGGTGTAATACCATTATACTAATAGGGCAAAACTGGTTGCGGGAGGTGGAATCGAACCACCGTTCTCTAGGGTATGAACCTAGTGGATTACCTCTTTCCTATCCCGCTACAAAACTATTATAACATACTTTATATATGTTGGCAACTGGTGGAGCCTGAAGGAATCGAACCATCCGCCAACCACCCCTCAATTAAAGGCAACGGATTTACAGTCCGCTGAGAGGAACAGGCTCCTAAAACTGGTACCGATGGACAATTTCGAAATGTCGGCCTTTCGCTTATCAAGCGAATGCTCTTCCTCTGAGCTACATCGGCAAAAACTGGCGGTCCTAAGGGGTAACGATCCCCTTCTTTTGGCGTGACAAGCCAACGTGCGTCCATGAACACTTTAGAACCTAAAACATGGTGCCCCAGAGGAGACTTGAACTCCTAAAATTTGGTTTCTAAGACCAACACGTATACCAATTCCGTCACCGGGGCTTTATTTGGTACGGGTGGAGAATTTCGAAATCTCGACTCTCTGGTTAAAAGCCAGATACTCTGCCTCTGAGTTACACCCGCATATTACCATTTGTTTAGTGTTATCGTGCCAATTTGCCAACAAAGGTGCTTCCTCTGGCAAGCGACTAGCAGTTATATCAGGACCTGTTCCTCGCACAGTTAGGCCCGCATAGTCATAGCGTCCTATGACGATACCTTTGATAACACTAAACAAATGGTACACCTAGGGGGAATCGAACCCCTCGTTTGCGCCTTGAAAGGGCGCCGTCCTAACCGTTAGACGATAGGTGCATCAAAAATTACACTTAACTTTTTAAAGAACATTTGATTGATTTCTCAATCGATAGAACGTATTCTACACGAACCATCTTTTTTGTCAACAACTTTTTTTAAGCTGTTGTTTTTTTACAACTGGAGTCGGTGACAGGACTCGAACCTGCATAATGCGGATTTGCAATCCGTTGCCTAACCATTCAGCTACACACCGACATTAATTTTGTTTACTTCTTTCTGCATCATATTATGTGGCACATTCAAAAATATTCCTGGACTACGTTGACCTTTACCTGAAGAATCAAAATAGTTATCATATCTTATATCGTATTTGTTATAGTTAACATCGACTGTTTTATATGCACCAATCGTTAGTACATATTCCGGTTTCTTTAACTTCATCTTCAACAATATATTAATTGTTTCTACACCTTTACTGAAGCCATATAGTTTGTACGGAACACTCAATAATTCGATTGCTTGTTTAGCATCGGCAATTTTATTCCAACTATAAGTCTTACTACAGTAGCCAGTCTTCTTGACATATTCATTGAATGCATCATTATCAAACTGGTCATTCAAACCTTTAAAACCAAACACGTAACCACTACAAGCATTTACAGTGTATGGTAAAAATAACATTATTGAAAGTATTATTTTCAACATACTCACCTTTCATTTGGTACCTCGACTGAGAATCGAACTCAGATGAACCAATTATCTGTTGCTTACGGGATATAAATCCGCCGTTTTACCATTAAACTACCGAGGCATGGTGGTGAGTGTGGGATTTGAACCCACGGACCCAATTTCTTGAGCCAACACCTTAGCAGGGTGCCGATTTAAACCACTCATCCAACTCACCATATTAATTGGAGGAAGGTAACAGAATCGAACTGTCACCCCGTCAAGGATGGACCGGATTTCAAGTCCAGTTAGCTTCCAAAGCATCTACCTTCCAATTATGTTCCACGAATACAGTCGCTCATTACCATATTAAAACACATTACCTTCACTCACTTACGATTGACGTAACCAGCGGAAGTTAATGACCTGCTCATGTGTCACTATAACATGTTTTAATATGGCACCCGAAATAAGAATCGAACTTATACTAACAGAGTCAAAGTCTGCTGTGCTACCACTACACCATTCGGGATCAAATTACACTTAACTTTTTAAAGAACTGTGTGTATTGTACATGAGTTCTAATCTTTGTCAATACATCTTGTTGTAAGATTACAACACTTCCAAACAAAAACCCTCAGATTTTTTAGGTCTGAGGGTTGTGAAACTTTAGATTTACTTTTACGGTTTATCTTGTTCCACTACCCTCCACGGCCGCCCATGACTGATTATCGCTACCAATAAATGGTGTGCGATACTCGCATGTTAACAGAACGGGTTTCGATATGAGTAACAAAATTTATCTCCGATAAAAATTAAATTGTAACAGTATATAGGCTTCTTGGCAAGAGATTTTTGGTATTTTTAAAAATATTTTTTAAATTTCTTTCCATTTGCCATGTTCGATAGGTACCCAATGTTCTGGATCACGGACAATTTCAAACGTTGTTGGTGGCCATGTGATACCGTGGCTCGCAAGGTGTGTTTGTATCAGATGTTCTGGATTGTATTTGATACCTCGATTGTACATCTGGTCAAAATAATCTACAGCATCCGCATAGATGGACATTGCATGTGGAAGTCCAATTGCAAATTGGTCATTGAAGTTTGGTTCATAACCATAACGTTGATTGTTGGGTATGTAGATAGTGTTTGGTGATTCCAGTAAGCATTTGTGAGCCAACTTCAAATCAATAGGCTCAGATAAACCTAAATCTGTGCGTGAACGAATCACCAAATCATATGCATCAAGTTCTCTACGCCATGCATTACAATATTGTAGGCACTTATATTGTTGCCAAACATTTGCTGGTGTGCTGTTATATGGCTCATACTCTTTCGGCACTTCTTCTATCGCAGAAGGATCAAGAACCTCAATGAATTTGATTTTGTACCAAGGTGGTAGATGTGCTTGAAGTTTGTCTCTAACCTGACCGGCAGATTTTAAATTTGACCAGTTCTCGGATATTTTTGGGTCCCACCCAAACTCTCTGCGCCAAAGTACAATGTATAAATCAATTGCAGATTTAGTTAGATTTTGAAGTTGTGAATCGAAGTCTGCCGAGAACCGTGGATTACCCGTTAGAAGTAATGCTGTTTTCATCTTTCAAATATTTCCATTTTATATCTTCTTTCACAATTGGTGCATCAGGATTAGAAATATCCTCAAACACATTCCAAAGTTCTTCCTTGATAGCAAGTTTTGTCCATAAACCAACTTCTAAACTGTATGCTTCTAACTCCCATGGATGATGGTAATAATCTAATGAATCAGAATCTATTGGAATTCCTTTCCATTTGGAAAGCGTTTCGTTTGTTTCACCATGAGCAAACTGTTTGATATGCACCATTTCATGTGCTAGTGTTTTAAATATCTCTGCGGCTCCAATCCATGGATGTATTTCAATTAAAAACTCTCTAGCTTTATTTGATGCATTATAATCTTCTATTGATGCAAATGCCCAGACAGTTAATTTTGGATTGAACTTGATTGTGAGATGTATGTTGTCTCTAAGCCTTTTGGACTTTATTAAATTTTGAGCGTAAAATTCTACAGCCCTTTCAACAAAGGGTTTGAAGTCTTTATCTGGACAGTTGATTATTCTGACCTTCATTTTATCTCCAGTTGCTATCAGTATTTAGTCACTGGAACATTTCATATTATGAAATTAAACTTGAGTTATCTGGACTCCAGCTTTTGACAAGAATTTTATACCTTCTTCATTTCGATAGCTATTACGATAATAAACAGAATTAATACCAGACTGATATACCAATTTAGCACAATCAAGGCAAGGAGCGTGAGTAACGAATAATACAGCGTCAACACCACTTTCGGTTGATTTAGCCAATTTAGCAATTGCATTAGTTTCTGCATGTAGAACCTCCGGTTTTGTTACAAGTTTATAACGAAGCCATGGAAGATTTTCAGTTTTTGGTAACTGTTGTTCAGACCAATCACCGTCATCACAATAAATTTTGTCTTCACAAGTGTTATCCCAGCCTGAGGGCATTCCATTGTAACCAATAGAAATGATGCGATCATCTTTTACAATAATCGCACCAACATGAAGTCTCACGGCAGATGAAAGACCCGCAAATGTTTCTGCGGTCTTCATATATGCCTCAATGAATTTTTGTTTCACTTAGTTTGTTCCGCTAGTATCTTATAACCTTTACCTGTTGGATGAACACCATCAGCACTCATGTTACCAGCAGGCCTTAAAAGTACAACATCACCATATTCTTTTGCAATCTTCGTCATTGCTTCATGCGGAATAGGTTTGCGGTCTTTTCCAGGATCAATCCAAAAGACACGCTTACCTTTAATTGCTTCACGCATCTTCCTCAGTTCTTGTTCCGTTTTCACACCTTTGTGGTCATTTGCACCAAGGCTGATAATGATTGTTTCATAAGATTTTCTAGTAGACAGACTCAAGTAATCTTTATTCCACTGCCAACTATTCCAACCACCTTTAGAATAAGAAACACATTCTTTACGAGCCATTGAAACACCAACGGCGATAGAATCACCTATAATCATACAATCTAGCATATTGAATTCTCCATTATTTGGTCCGGCGTAAAGGAATCGAACCCATATTCGGGGCTTAGAAGACCCCTGTATTATCCATTATACGAACGCCGGGTTTTTTATTTATCGTAATCAATCTTATGAATGAGTTTATCTTCCATCCAGTAAGAACAGAGTTCAGACTTATCACCCTTCAAACGATTAATCATTTCAGTAACACCTTCACGGGTAGTCTCACGCCCCTCGATGATTTGCTCACCGAGAAACTTTTGAGTTACTTCTTCAAATTCACGATTATGTTCTGTCATCACCAATTCATCATATGCATGTTCGAGGCTTTCGGCCTCAATTACATACTTATTACGGAAAGTGGTCAGTACATCTATTTCAAATAATGGCATATTATACCTCAATAAATTGGAGTTGGAAATTATCAGCTTGTGCTTCATAGTTGATGTAACCACGTGGGTTAGCAACAATACGTGTTGAGCCAATCATGTAATCAAAATTATGGTGAGTGTGACCATGGGTCCACAGTTTGATTTGTGGATGATCCAAAATAAATTCGGACAAATCGGAACTGTAAGCACCATTCACCATAACATCATTTTCATATTGTGGCTTAGTTGATTGCTTAGAAGGAGCATGATGGCCAACAACAATCCAGTTTTTAAGTGGCTGTGTGGCAATTGCTTCGTTCAATGCTTTCAACGTAGCCTTATGTTCACTCACAGATTTTTCTGGAGAAAACTTACCTGTACGTGTGTGAAAGTTACCATCAGAATCCCGAAAGTGAACGGGTTCGGCCGAATCCTCAATGATACGATAATCGTTCATGTAACCTTTGATACCATACAAGGTGTTTGGGTCTTCCTTGTTCATATCGGTCCATAGTGAAGCACCAAAGAACATAGTACCATTGATATCCACACATTCTTTTTCTAGAATGTGAAGATTGACCAGATAACCAAGGTTAGTACGGAGATTTGTAAGAGACTTAGCAAAATCACCGTGATAATGTTCATGGTTTCCGAGAATGTAAATGACATGAGGAAATCTTGCAGAGCATTCTTGGAGGAATGTATGAATTTTATTAGACTTATCATGTTCACCTCGGAGGTTATAAGTATCACGAACAAATACTTCCTTGGCAACACAAATATCACCAGAGAGAATCAACACATCCGCATTTTCGGTGTTCTCCAAGGAAATCGTACCGAATTCCAAGTGAACATCAGAACATAGAGCAACTTTCATTTTAATCTTCCTTCGTCTTAATACTTAACATACAACCAAGCGCCAACAAAAACCACCAAGGCGACCAATCATAAAATTGGACCAAACAAGCGGTACCTGAAAGTACAGCCAAATTATAACACAAAACCATTGCAATGTCAAGCGAATTTTTATTCATTATGCTTTGACCTTTTCCAAGGAATCTTTCCGCATATAGTGAATAGTTTGTGTGTTTGATTGTGAGGGTGGTTGTTTTACGACCGGCAAAAATTCAACACCATCTATGTCTTTAGATGGCCAATGAGGATATGTGTAATACACTTCTGCTTGGGAAATTCTATTACGCATTTTAATGGGGTTATGCATTTTCATAATCTAATCAACATAATTAAAAAACAAACGGCAAGTATTCCAAAAGTAAATGTCCGACCCAATAGTGCGCCTAGGAATGCACCTAAAACAAAAAGACTATATGAGGATAAGAAGATTTCCATGTTAGAATCCGAGTTACTTACAAGGATTCTAACAGACTCACGTTACTTTGTCAAGGCCTCTGTTGTATTTTTGCTACAACCGATCTCGATTTTTCGTGGTTTCTTTTCTTCTGGAATGATGTTTACCAAATTGATGACCAATAAACCGTCAGCGATATCGGCATCCTTAACAACGATGGTGTCAGAGAGTACAAATTTATGTGAAAAATCCCTTGTACCGATACCACGGTGTAGATATTTATCGGACGTTCTTGCGGTCTTGATAGCCCCATTCACGTAAAGTTTTCCACCTTCCGAAGTGATTTCGATTTCATCACGCTTGAAGCCAGAAACGGCAATTTCAATCGTGTAATTTTCGTCATCTTCTTTAAGAATATTGTATGGTGGATAGCTTTGAACCTTAGCACCTTGACCGAGAAGATTGTCGAATTCCTCGAAAGTGCTTAGAAGTCGGTCGAAACCAACAGTGGATGGAAGCAAAGATTTGCCGTATGGCAGAGACAGATGTGTCATAGTTTTCTCCTAAAAGCGAGTTGAATAAAATTGATACCCCGAAGGCATATCATCCAGCTTACCTTATACTGGTCCGAACTTTCGTGTCGGAGGTGTAATTACACGGACGCCTTCAACCGTAGCATCAAACGGCCCTAAGGTGGGCTAAATCGTGACAGTTATTTACAAGGTTACTGCCGCCTTGTCCCCATCCCGAGAGGTACTTTTATTTATCCAAAGATTGTGGTTTTTTGCTACCAATGTTATATTTTGGTACAAGTTGCCAATCGTTCTTCTCTTTGTGAGACAGAATCTTAACCTGAGACAAAGAGACTGTTGGCTCCGTAGTCTGGTCTTTTTTGACAATCTTAATGAGTTCCCAATCTTCTAATAGGTTGGCTACCGTATTTCTCCGAGCAATATCGTTCTCGGTCAAATCCGTTGGTTTACCATCCAAAGAAAACAGTTCTTTAAAATGCACGATGTAATACTTACCTTGCTTATGTAGAATGTGGCAAGATTGGTAAAGTATTTTTTCTTTTTTGGATGCAACACCGATGCGTGTAAGAGTTTCACGTACTTTTAAGAAATCATCTTTTTCACTCAAGGTTACTTCTACCATATCTTCTATTTTAATCATTATTTTTTCACTCCGCCTTTTTCTAATTTTTCTTTTATCAAAGCGATTTGTTGATCCGATAGAATACGTAGTGCTTCTTTGGCCTTTTCGTCTGAATAACCAAAATACTCTTTAACGCAATCTAAATCCTTAATGACCGCCTGTTTTTGCCAGGATTGAAACTTACGTTTCATTGGTCTAATTGTATTTAGAAGATATTGGTATTGTAGTGTTTTGGGTATACTAGGATTCTTATTGAGTTCATTTACATACAGAATGCAATCCAACTGATAGGACAATGAACGATTAACAAGAAACGGTTTATATGCATCAAAATCCAATTCATCATTGGAAAACTTATTTCTTTTATTTAAGATAATTTCGACAAAATCAAAAGGACCCATTTCAACCTCACTTGAAAGTGCAATCGGCCATGAGTTCCGTTAAGAATGCCATCAAATTAATTTCTTGGTCTGCAACGAATGCGGCTTGATATTGATACTTGGCTAGATGGAGAACAGCCTGTGGAATGCTGTCAGGTGTCATCGTATCATAAAGAGATTCATAAATCTTCCTGAAGATTGAAGCTGAATCCGAATCAATGTTATTGATTACCCATTTACGTGCGGTGCCAAAGTCTTTCTCTTTAACAGCCTTGATTAAGTCCGAAACTTGTAAATCTGTTACTGCGGCAAGAATACCTTTGTCAATCGTGCCACCAACAGAATACCGTTGCAGTTCATTCAGAACACGGCGGTTATCTGGAAAGTGTTTGGTGATTACTGCCGCAACAACTTGCT